CGGTGGAACAGCCAACGACATATTCTATATGGTTTATGGAGGATCGTTTACGAACTGGCAGGACTATTTCTTTTTTCATGTGGATCTAGCAGACAGCAATAAGGTACTTACGACTAGAAGGGACTCAACTGTTGGATGGGATTTAATTCCAGTTGACTCACTATTTTTTGAAGATACCGGAAAATGGCTGAAAACAAAGGATACTATCTATAATCAGCGAGATAGCATAATTGTTGAGGGGGTAAAATATGGCAATAACGATACTATTCCGGTTATTGACAACTCGATTACAAATGAACTTGATACGGTTACGATTAATGGAACTCCGTTAACGAATGGCAGCTCAATAGATATTGATGCTTCAAAATGGGATTCTGATACATATGGTATTCATCCAAAATCTGGAAACATTGGAATTGGAACAAATTCGAACGATAGTATTATGTTTACTTTATTAGCTCCTGAAAATTTTGAAGGAATAAATTCAATTGCGGACAACAAAACAGCATTATACGCACAATCTACTGATTATTATGGTATTTGGGGTTATTCCAGTAATAGTGCCGGGATTTACGGATCTGGACACACGTCTGGGATCGTAGGCATTGGTTATGATTATGGGGTTAGAGGCACTGGGGGCACGGCTGGGATTTATGGATCGGCACTTAATGATTATTCGGGCTATTTTACGCGAGAATCAACATACGCAAACAAAGGAGTTTATATATCTGACTCACTGCACGTTGACGGACAAATAAATTCAACAAAATTACAGGTCGGAACGGGCGCAATAATCACAAGGACAGGCACGGCAGCAACTTATGATTTCTGGTACGGAACGCAAGCGGAATGGACGGCAAACACGCCGCATGATGGAATTTACCCGCAAGCACAAACAACTATTTGGCATGTAAAAGACTAACTATGAAAAAGTTACTATTAATTTTAACAATATTTTTGTCTTTTGTTTCATTCGGGCAGGACAAAGTAGGACATGGGAGCGATGCTGAGGGTTGTGATTCGGCTGGGGTTGGGACGGTTACAACGTGGGTAAAAAGAGTTGTACCCCCCGAACATGATACTATTCCATTTTTATATCAATTTGATTTGACGGCCGATGAATACATAACTGAAAATATTAATTATTTGGGTTACGATAATGGGCTGTATTGTTTTGGGGTAATCAGCCCCCAAAACGATACTATTGTATCGTTAATGTGGAAATTTCCAAACGACCCTCACGAAAATTCATTATGGCTTGAATTGTTTGATTATGATTTAGGTTCGGTTGTTGACAGTGTTTTTATAGATAACGATCCAATAATGAGTTATTTAACATTGCAATTTTATCAAACATGGAAGTTTACGGGTTTGTCAAATCCTTTTGTCGATGGAGAAACTTATAATATACGTATTTATGGCAAATATGAATACTAATTTGGCACACTATTTGTATAGTAATTAGCAACTTAAACTATAAATTATGAAAACACTAATTTCAATTATCGCATTATTCCTACTTTTTTCGTGCTCGGTTCAAAAACGGGTGTCAGAAACTAAGTATCTGACATTGAACGAAATCAAACGTGATTATCAATTGACAAACAAACAATGTCGGGCAATCGAAAAAGTCGATACAATTGATTCAAGATGGTTTCAAGACTTTCGGGTCTATGATGCAAGTGAGGACTATTCGGTTTTCAAAAATAATTTGCTTTTGATCATAAAAATTTGTTATTTTTGATTCAAAATATGGAAAATGGAGTTTCAGGACAAACATGCAAACATGCTCGAACGAATTTACAATGAAGTTGTAGGTGATGAGTTTACGGAGGGCATAATTCCGCAGGTAAAAAAAAATACCGAAAAAATAAAACAGCATGAAATTTACTTTAGGGTGGTTGTTGCTGTTTTTTTTGTTTTATCGTTCTTGTTTGCGTTTTTTGAGAGTATAAAAAGTTTTGCTAAATAAAATAAAGCTATGGAATATCTCGGAATTGCATTGATGGTTTTCGTGCTTGCATTTGTTATTGCAAGCCTAAAAGATATATTCACAAACAAAAAATTAAAATTATGAGCGGAAATTGGGGCGATCGGTTTAGTGCTGGAAAAGTGATTTCAGCGCTAATTGTAGCGATGTTGATAGGTGCATTAATCTTGTATTGCATTTTGAAATGAAAAAGTCTGTTTTTTGTCGAATCGAAAGCGGCGAATCAATGCAGCCTTCAGTGAGGGCAAAAATATTTTCAGTTAAGATAAAATTTGAACAAATTAAACGATTATTCAAAAATGGAATCAACATTAAAAACTCAATTAATAGATCAATTGATAATTGACGAAGGCAAAAGCAATAAGCCTTATCATGATACTGTCGGAAAACTCACTATCGGAGTAGGGCGCAATTTAAGCGACTTGGGGCTATCTGATAATGAAGTAAGATATTTACTTGCAAATGATGTTGAACGTATAGAAAACGACCTGAATGCACATTTGGTATGGTGGAAATCGAAAACAAACAACGTTAAATTAGTTTTATTGAATATGTGCTTTAATTTGGGTATTTTCGGACTGTTAAAATTTGAAAATACATTATCTTTGATTCAAAATAATCAATTTGATATAGCTGCAAAAGAGATGTTAAATTCAAAGTGGGCTAAACAGGTCGGAGACAGGGCAATAAGACTTTCAAAAATGTTAAACAATGAATGAGGTAATCAAAAAAAAGGAAGATTCTAAATTTAAGAAGTTTTGGAATGTCCTGAACGGAAACAAGACCATTATAGGCTCTATGATTCTGGTAATTTTACAAGCCGTTCCAATTCCAGAGCCTTATAAAACAGTCTCAATAGGGGTAGTTTCTTTATTAACCGGGGCGGCTCTTACCTCGCATATTCAAAGGGGTTTCTTTAGGGCAGACAAAGGACAATAATAAATTTAACTTTAAAAAAATAAATATCATGAGTGAGATTTCAGGCAAAATGAAAAATTATGTTGATTCCGAAGTAGGAAACGACATCAAAACTTTGATCGCTTTTACCATTCGCAAAACAGCGACATTAAAAGACGATGAAATTATTGACAACATTGACGAGGTAAAGGACATTGTTTCCGACGCAATAGATGATATTGCAGACGTTACGCCAACTGAACAAGAAGCAAAAGAAGCGGTAATGAGGACATTGAAACTAATCGTTTCATTGACCCTAAACAGATGGGATGATCGAATTGTTTCTTTGATTGATTTGGTAATTTAAAAAGGAGGTATTTGTTTTTTTCATAATTGAGAGTTTAGATTTTAGTTAGTTTTTTTTGACTGAAGGCGGGAAGTGATAAACCCCGCCTTTATTTTTGTCTTCAATTTTTTCCTAAATTCTCAATTTTTCCTACGGTTTTTTCTATTTTTCCTAAACGTTAATTCATTTAATCACTGCATTTTAACCCTATTTTTAGGAAAAAAGTAATTATTTTATATAGTCTTTAATATATGAATCTAAAAAATATAGAAATAAAGTCAAAATTTACTTTATTTTTTCCTAAATGTGCCATTTTTAGCGCTTAACTTATTATAACTCAATTATTTAAGTTGTTAGGAAAAATAGGAAAAAAGTTAGGAAAAAATAGGAATTTTCCTAAATAATCAGGTTGAAATGTTAAAATATGTTAAAAATGCACTATTTTTGAATAAAGTGTTGTGTATATTAAAAAATGGTGTTATATTTACATCATCAAACAAACGGTACGGCAACCGACCGACAACAGGGGTAAAACTTCAAAAACTTGCAAAAATGAAAACTTCAATTAACATTTCAGATTTTTCTTTCTCATTTCAAGGCCGTGGTGCATATATGGTAACATTCACAAGCCCTATAACGGGCAAAGAATGGACAAATAGAACAACAAATATGCCATTGATCGACGCTACAAAAAATGCAGACGAACCAAAAAAATGCGATCTCGAACAACTTAAAAGAATTTGTAAAGGATAACCCGCTCAATTTTCCGCAAGTTTAAAGAGCGGAATAACCAGCCTCCTATTCAAAAGATAGGGGGTTTTGGTGGCAAAAAACAGTACTAATTTAAAAACTTGCAATTATGAAATCAATATTTCAATCTTTTTTCGAATACTTCAGGAAAACTCAAAAATGGACTGCAACAAATTCAAAAATCTACTATTTTTTTGAGCCAAAAACAGCTTTCAACGAAATCGAAATCTATTTAAACTAATCGAAGCCATGAAAAATCTCAAAGAAAAATTCTCAATTCACCTGAATATACTTTTTGAAGGTGTTTTAATTGCAGCCGCAATAATTATAACAATCATTTTAGTTTTATCATTTATACTTTAAAAAATCAAATTATGATTATCAAAACAAATACTAAAGACAAAAAAGGTAGAGACATTTACAAAAATGTTTTAACCGGAAAAACCGGAAATTTATCACAACAGGTATTTATTCCATCACAAAGAAAATCAATTCGTGAATCCGACGGGAAACGAAAACTACTATCAAGTACTAAAATTTCCAAAACATCAGGATTGAACAAAAAGACAGGTTTTGGATTTCGTTTAAATCGTTTCCTAAAACGAATTATTAAAAACTAATCAATTATGAAAATCACAATTAAAAAATTCATGGAGCTTTCAAACATCAGTCTTGAAACTCCTGTAAAAATCGAAGCCGGCCACGATGTCGGAAAAAGTACAATTTTTCGAGCCGTTTTATTTGCCATTACAGGCAAGAATATAGACGGGACGGCGTTTGATGGTTGTATTTACCCCAAAAAGGCTGAAAGTCTCTCAGAATTGACCGTTGAGGTCGAAATTGAACAATCTGGTGTTGTTTTCAACAAAAAAGCAACCGGAAGCGAAAAAAGGCAAAATGGAAGCGACGAAACCGAGTTACAAAGGTCGGTAACTTCTGTTTATTCGTTGGATTTTAGGGTTGTTGGTAAAGCCGAATACGATGCAAAAATTTTAGAAGTGTTTGGAAATTTTCACCTGTTTTCAAATCCTGACTATTTCCGCAATCTTAAAAAGGAGGATAAAAGATCCATTTTTGCAGGCCTCGTGAAACTGGACAAAAACAGTTATTTCAATGGACTTTCCGATAAAAAAACCGTTTCGGGAAAAATCAAGGCGCAAAAGGATGAAATCGACAACTGCAATGCAAAACTCTCTGAATTTTCAAAAGTTCAGGAACCGGAAAAAATCGAGGTTGTCGATTATGATTCTCAACTTTCGGAATTAAGGAAACAAAGACAAGAAGCAGAGCCGAAATTTACACAAGTCGAAAACGATGAAAATTTTGATATTAATTTAAAAATTGCAAAACTTCAGAATTCCGGGTTTATTCCAGAACCATTAATCCCGCTTTTACCCGAAATTGAAAAACCTGTTTTGATTGATGTTGAGGGTTTGAAAAAAGAACTTGAAAGGGTGCAATTAAGCGAGCCTGACACAAATTTGATTGATGGACAAATTTCAAACCAAAAAGGTAAAATTTCATTGGTAAAATCTTTGCGCTTGCAGATCGAAAATTACGATGAAAACGTAAAAGATGCAAAATGTGTACTTTGTCAGGTTTGCATAAATCCTGATTGTCAATTTAAACAAATCGAAGTTGATTCAATTGAAAATTTACAGGATCAACTTTCAAAATTTGATCAATCTGAATATTACGAGAAATCACTCGAAAATCTTGAATCTCAAAAGATCGACTATTTGCGGGATTTTGAAGCAAAAAAGGAAAGCAAGATTTTGAGACTTGAAAAGGAAATCTCAGAGGCAATAAAAACAAACGGAAACAATACATTTGACTTTGAATCCAAGCAGGCTTCTATTCAAAATAGAAATATTGATATTATTCTTAAAAATGTAAATATCAACATTTTGAATTCAAATAGTATTGCCAATTTTGAAACAGACAAAGCGCAAAAAATTGCAGAGCTCAAAAAACAATTACATTTACTTCCAAATTTTAATTATGAAGAAATTGATACCAAAATTAACGATATTGAAGGATTGCAAAAAGTACAGCAATCGATCAGTGACAATTATAGTGAGCAAATCGGAGCTTTTAAATATGCAAAGGAACGAATTTCAATCTTATCGACAGATTTGCAAAAACTTAAAGAAGTATTATATGCTTCAGAGCGCGAATTGATCAAAATCGAAAAAGCCGAAAATGATTATTACAATGACTTTGAAAATTTAATTAATGCCGAAATGCCCGAAAATATCAAAGTTTCATTATTCAAAAAGAACCTTTCAAATGATGACAGAAGCGAGGTTTTTGAGATCGAATTTAACGGGTCGGTCTATGCCGGTAACGGAAAAACCATTGCTTTTTACATTTGGCTTTGCTCCTGGTTTCAAACGAAATTTGGAAAAAACCTTCCTATCTTCATTGATGAAGCTATTATTTTGAATCAGTCTCTTTATTCAGATGTAAAAAATACGGTCATTTTAATGAGAAATGATGAATGTAAAACCTTAAAAATAAGCTGATTAAAATGATAACAATCGACAATAAATTTAAGGTTGGAGACACGGTTTTTTTTCACGATCTAACTTTTGAATACAAAATTATAAGCATAAACATAGACGTGACAAAAAATGGCGCTTGTGTAAAATATTGCATTGCCAAAAATTCGACAGATCCTAGAATTTTGTTAGTAGACGAAAAAAAACTACAACATGAAATGCCTAAACTTGAATATCATGATAATACATTGTAAAACGCTTAAAATTTCGGAGTTATGACAACATTTGAATATGGCGCAATGAGTTCAAAGTTCTCGTGCGAGGCTGAAAATAAATTAACTGCTTATGTTACGATGATTTTACACTATGATTCAAACAATCATTTAATTGCACTTTACGAACCAAAAGAAATTATTAAAGATGATTCGTGGCTTAGTATTACTGGTCAGGTATCAGAGAGATTAGATGAAATTTTTGGAGGTGAAAATGCTTTCGATAAATATGTTGAATCTCATATTGAAGAAATTAAAGCCTGTTATAAAACAATCAAGCGATTAATTTAAAATGACTGAATCCGACTTACTCTCCTTTATTCAGCAACATTTCAAAATCGTTATTGAATACCGGATCGAAAACAAAAGACACCGACATTTTGTAACTGAGAAAAACGTTCAAAAATTTGTAGGCAAAATCAACGCAAATAAAGCGTTTTTAAGGACGTTTAACTGCAAAGAACAGAATTGTAGGGTAAGGGTGAGAAAGTCGTTTATTTTGGATTTTTACGGAAAATAATAGAATTAAGTTAAATGAGTTATAAATCATTAAAAATAAATTGATTATGTTTATTTTATCAGATCATAGAGAAATGGATACTCCATTTGAAACTAAGAAAATTGCAACTGGATATTTTAGGCTTGACAGAAAAACAATGCTTGATATGCTGAAAAATGAAACGGTTATTTTGTTTGATATTGAATATATAACGCCTGAAACTCAACTTTTAGAATATTTACAAAACCATGCCGTTGGTGAATTAAAATTAACATTAGAAGCAAAATAAGTTATAAACAATTTAAAATCATAAAGTTATGTTATTACAAGAAATTAAAGAAGGTGAAATTTTCACAATAGGTGAAACTCCGAGTTATCCCAAATTGAAAACAAAAACTGGATACATTGATATGCGTGATTTAATTGTCAAAAATTGCGATGAAATCAGTCATGATTTGAGAATTATGACAAAAGATGAAGTTGCCAAAAAATTCGGTGGAACAATTCAAGAACTTGATGAGTGGATTAACGAAATTAGTAAATAACATAAAAATAAACAGTTATGGCAGAATTAAAACCATTAAAGCCGCTTGGAGACGAAACGGCAAAAGAAGAAAAAAAGGCTGAAAAACCGATTGAAAAGACTGTTGAAAAAGCAGTTGAAAAAGTCGAAGTATCAAACGACTTACTGAAAATGGTCAATGGGGAGTTGTGTTATGAATTACAGTTTGCAAATGGCAAAATGGTAATTACCCAATCAAAATGCGCTCAATTGATACCAGAATTCAAAAAGATGTTACCTGATCAACAGGAGACATTCTTAATGCAAGCGGCTATTTTTGGGGCGAATCCGTTTTCAATCCCTGCTGAAATTTATCCCGTGCCTTTCAAAAATAAGGACAATACAACTACTTATGCACCTGTAATTAATTACAAAAAGTACATTGATTTCGGTGCAGCCAATCCGAGGTTTGACGGGACAAAATCGGGGGTTGTTGTCGAGACAACGGACGGCGCAATTATCAACAGAAATGGTCAGGTTTACGGATCAAAAGAAACATTAATTGGGGGTTGGTGCGAGGTTTACATCAAGGGAGTTAAGGAGCCTGTTTTTAGGAGCGTTAACATTAACGAATTTGAACAGCGGGACAATAACGGGGTGCTTACAAAATTCTGGAAAGAGGACGGAAAGCGGGCTTTAATGATTGAAAAAGTAGCTTGTAAACTTGCTTTTGAAATTGCAATGAAAATCCCAAAAACTTACATTGAAGAAGAAATCCCGAAATTTGTGGACATTGACCACGAAGACTTGACCTCACAAAAAGCATTACAAACAAATAACAAAGAATTTTTTAACAAGTAAAATCTAAAGCAATGAAAATCGAAACAAAATTTGAAGTAGGTGATTGTGTCCTTATTTTGGTCGGGGCTAAATTGGAGGCAAGAGTAGTGAGTAGAATAGTTATTGAAGCTGAAAGTAACGGAGATGTAATTGTTCGAAATTGGTTTAAGGTTGGCGATGAAACTATTTGGAAATATGAAACGGCAAGCGATGAAATGACTTTTGCAACCAAAGAAGAGTTTTTGAATCAACTTGAAACCGGAAACAAATGATCTTTACTTGTCTATCAACAGGGAGCGACGGCAACGCTTATATTTTAGAATCCGAAAAAGCCGCTTTAATTATTGAGGCCGGAAAAGGTACTTTCAAAAAAATCATTGCCGCCGTTCCTGAAGGGAAAAAAGTTGTCGGGGTCATCTACTCACACGTCCACAACGACCATTTTGGAGACGTTGAAAAAATCGGTAAAATGTTTGATGTTTTGAAATTCAACGAGTTTGGCAAATATGAAGATGAATTTTTTATCATCAAACGCTTTGAAGTTTGGCATAATGTTACCTGTCATGGTTTTGCGATTTTGTCGAAGGAAGAAAAAAAGACAACCGTTTTTATAACCGATTTTGCAAAACTACTGGACAAATCGTTTTACGGTTTAAAAGTTGATTTTTTGGCTATCGAACTAAGTTATAACTCTATGATTTACGCAAGTTTGACCGACGATCAAAAACGGGGCTTAGAGTGGCACTGCTCCGACTTTCATTCAATAGGTATCATGCGAAAACTTTTCGACAACAACCGAGAAATGAAAGCGGTAACGCTTCACAAGTCCGACCGGGCATGTAATTATGGACTAACTAACAAAGTCCTTTATAAAAATTTCGGGCTTCGGGCTGAAATTGTAAGTATTGGAAGAAAGTATATTTTTTAAAATTATGGGGTCAATTCTATTAAAATGTGGCATTTGCAATAATTATAAATTTTCTAGATCCAGAAATGGAGCAGGTTATTGCAGATTAAAAAGAATAAAAGTGGCTACGGGTTTTACTTGCCTTAATCACTCAGGTATATTAACATTAATTAAAAACAAATAAAATTATGCAAACAGAAGAAAATTACAGGCCGTCAAATATTGAATTTGACATCGTTTCAAATGGCGATATTCCCGAAAATTTGGGATATTTCGAAAGTTCAAAGGAAGCTATTGAATTTATCGCTTCGAAATTAACAGCCGTCAATCAAAAAATTACGGTTCCCAGGTTGATGGATAATTTCGAGAAAAACGAAATTCGTAAAGAGTACTCAGAACTTTTGGAAACTAAATTGCCATTTCTTGAAAAAGAGTTGCAAAAAGCATCGGTTAAATTTGCTGAAGCCAAACGGGAATTTGAGGAAGCAAAAGAGTATGTGAACGCTACAACTAATGAAGCTAAAGCATTGGCAGTTGATGTGAGGCGAGGTGTAAAAGATATTTCACTCGATGACCAGTTTACGTGGCGGGCTGCATTTGATGGACGTTATTATTTTTACACATTCATCGACAATCAATTGAAACTTTGCAAGGTGTCTGATATTCCAGATTTTGAAAAACAAAACCTCTGGAATGCGATGGCTGAAAATGGACGGTTTTTTAAACCTGAAAACTTTGATGAACAGTATTTGAAGGATGAAATAAAAACCGGGGACTATGCCGAAAAATCAGGTTTGGAAGCTGGACAGGAATTAAAGGATTTTTTGAATAACGATCCTGCAACCAAGTCACTCAGAAAAATGGTTAAGGAAGGTAAGGTTTCAGTTTCATTTAAAAAATCAAAATGAGTAGAATCCAACATAAGAGAGGGCGTAAATCAAATTACGCTCACTCTTTAAATTCTGAATATTGGAAAGAGGTACGACAGCGAATTTTAGCACGTGATCGAAAATGCGTAAAATGCGGATCAAGCCTTTTTCTTGAAGTTCATCACAAAACATACAAAAACAAAGGCAATGAGATGGAGCATCTCGACGATTTAATTTTGCTTTGCTCAAAATGTCATCAAGAAACACATAAAAAATAATTTAACAATAAAATATTATGGCATCAAAAAAAGAAAATAAAAGGGTATTTAGTAACGTAACAATTTACGGCTTCGACCCAAATCAGGAGCCAAATAAATTTGGTCAATTTCAAGCCACGTTGTATATTTCTCAGGAACAAAAAGAATTTATCGATTCTTTTATTTACGGAAAATGTGAAACAAACAGGGATGGTGAAATTATTTACAATGCTAGGTCAAAACAAAAAATCCCATTGTTTGACGCTCAGAAAAATAAACTTGAAGAGCCAGTTTTTCATGTTTTCATTGCCGATGTATCTTTACTTTTCGATGAATTTGTAAACGACAAGGAGGAGACAATCCACTACATAAAATGTTTAGGTGTTAAATATTTGTCAAAGGTGGAAAACAAAGAAGCCAGAATTTATGTGAAAGAGGAATTTGAAACCTTCGAGGATATTTTTGGGGATGATTCCGAAAGTTCAGAAAACCAGTTTTCAGCAATGAAGCCGAAAGAAGAAATCGGTCAAGCCGTCACACCTTCACCCGCATCGACATTTGAGCCAACAGTACCACCAATGGACGATTTGCCGTTTTAAAAATTACGACAATGACTTGGAAAGAATTAAGAGATTTCTGCAATTCATTGGATGAAAAGCAGCTCGAAAAAAAAAATTATCATTTGGCAAGAAGAATCAGCAATTACTGAAATAGATGCTGAAATTCTATCTGAAGATCATTACATCGATGAAGCAAATGATTTAGATGGATGCTCTCCTTTATCGGAGATTAAATAAATGATAGAAAACAATGAAGATGCTTATCCTAATGGAATGGAAGACTTCAAAAAAGTATACGAAAAGGGAACTCCGATTTTATGGGAAAAATTTTAATTTTTAAACTTATGGAAGATTCAAGAAATAGAAGTAGCAGAATTTTAGTGAATTGGTTTAAAGTGATTTATACTGATTTTCTCAAAGATAATAAAGGATTTGCAAACCCCCTAGACTACATCGGGGGGGTCTATGGTGACTTAATCGCAAAAGAAGAGGACAAAATCTTTTGGGCGAAAATCGCACGTCGGGCGGGTCATCGAGTAATGAAAAGAGCGGGTATTTATTATTTTGAGGCTTAAAATTATGCTATGTATAAAAAACTTTTATGGTGGATTAAAAACCATCCGGAGAAACCTTTGTCCTATCAACTTCTTGTAGCTGCGATTTTTGCCGAAAAATGCGATCCAGAACCGTATTTTCAGTATGTGAAAAATGGTTTTAAGTTAGATCAATTTATTCAGGATTGCAGCAAGTCGAACAATTTTGCAAGTAATGAAAAAGGGGTCAACATGGCTTTTGTCGAAGACACCAGTTTCAGTATTTACGATTTGATAGGTTCGGAAATTTGGCAGGAAATAATTTGCAAGGATAGTATAAACGACTACATAGCTGAAAAAACATTCGACAGTCAAAATGAAATACGGCTACTTTGCAAAAAAATCTATTCGGAATATTTAAACGAGCCTTGTTTTCTGAATGAAAAAAAGATCACGCAAATTTACGGGCAAAGGGGTTTTGCTTTTTCGGCACAAATGAGAAATTTATCCCGAAGCGTTGACACGATGGAACGATGGTCTGAAGGTACAGCCAATCAATACTGGTTTGGGTCGAATGCGATCAGGTGTATTTCAAAACGGGTTGAGGATTTGATGAACGTTGAACAAACTCAAGACCTATACAAAAAGGCTGTTATTGATTTAACCGAGGCTTTCCACTTTTCAGCCTTGCAAATCGAAATGTTGAAATATTTTGTATGCCAATCCAAAGAATACAATTGCCCGGCATCTTTGAACAAAGCGGTTTATTTTTGGGGGAAAGGAAAAGGCACAGGCAAAACTACAATTGCAGCTACTATCGTTTCAATTTTGAACGGCGAAAAAGATCATTTCAATATTCGAAATTATGAAAGCACATTGGCGCAAGAGCTCGGATTCAAAGATTTTGTTTCTCCAAAAATTTGCAGTTGCCGGGCGGTGCTACTCGATGAAGCCATGCCGAAAGACAGTTCAAAAAGTTACGACACTTTGAAAAATCGCATTACTTCGGACGGGGTCGATGTTCGTTTTATCCACAAAAATCAAGTTCATTTGCAAGCCAAAGCCAACTATGTTTTTACTTCAAACCATCCATTATCTTACTTTGTTCAGGATGAAAGCGAGCGGAGATTTTTGGAATTTTGGATTGAAAAGAAGTATAAGACTTTGACTTATGCAGAAATTTATGAACTGTTTTTAAATTTCATCCGGCAATGTAAACGGGATCGGGATTGGCAGGAGTGGTACGATTCAATGCAAAAAGACACAGAGGTCAAGGGATTGGAAAGTAAGGACATTGACGACATCCGTTCATTTTTTGAAACTGCTGGATTTATTAATGAAGTTTTGCACGGGGCTGCTCAGGTATCAATCGGAACTTTTTATCAACACGTTTTCAAATTTGACAAAAACGCTTCAAAGCAAATAATTCGTGAATGTGTGGTTGATGTGTTTGGCGAACCCATTAAACCTTCGACGTGGAAGAAAGCTGATGTACTTGAAAAACTTAAGGACTTACCGAGTTTTAAGCACATAACGGAAATAAACAAGGTTGATGACATATTTTAAAAACTTAAATGATGTAATTATGAAAAATTTGGGATTTAAAATAACAGTTGAATTTTATTGTTACGATATGATTGATGAGGAATCATTTAAAGAAGATTTCGATTCAAATCCAACTAAAGCATATGAATGTATTTCAGACGAATATCAGGATTCTATTGAAAATTTTACAAATGAAAGTAAAATTATCAAAATTGAATTAATGACCGAAAACGACAATATTCCATTTTGATCATGAAACCAATTGTCAACACAACAGAAATCATAAGCCATATTCAAACCGAGGCAGACCGAACGGCCTACGAATATTTGAAGCTAAAAGACGAAATAGAAAGCCAGCGAAAATTTAACCTCCTGAATAGTTACGTTGATTTTAATGCAAGTTTTGGGATGCAATATTTGATCCCGCTTTTCATATCGCTTGATTCCATCGACTTCATTTTGAAATATCGAACCGAAATAAAAAGACGGTTTTCAATCGAAGAACTAATGAATTTTAGTGATTCTCTTAAACTACTCAAATTGTTTAAACTCAATCCAAACGGATTTGATGACTTCAAAAAAATGTACGCAAAAATTAAACCAATTAAAAATTAAAATTATGATACTTTCATTTTCTACCAAATTCCCGAACGGGAAACCAACCTATTTCATTGATAAAATTTGGGATGGATTTATAAAAGATTCATGTTTAAATAACACAATCTATCAACGCTATGCTAAGTTATATTTTGAAAAGTTTGGTAAAAGATGGGATTTTCAAACTGTCAGCAAACCCAAACGCCACACTATCCGAAAGGATGAACACAACCGTTGGAAACCGGGAATGAAAATCCATTTTACTGTTTTTCCACGTTCAAAAAAGATGTTTCAATTTGCACCAGCACTTGAATGCAAATCGGTTCAGAAGGTTGAGATATTCAAACGAGATGGTTTAAGATTTATAAGGATTGACGGAAGGTTTATAAATAGCAATCAGGTTGCCGAAGAAATTGCAAAAAACGACGGCTTTGATTCCGTTGATGATTTCTTTGATTGGTTTAACACCGATTTTGAAGGTAAAATAATTCACTGGACAGACTTAAAATATTAATCAAAATGAATCTAACAATCAAAAATTCAGGCAGCCGCAAATATCCATATTACATTTTATCGAACAATGATATTGAATTTTGCGCAACGGTAAATAAAAATAATGCAATGTTGATAAAAAAAACATTAGCTAATATCAATTCAAATGAAATCAACACGGGTGAAAACGATCCAGAAATTGAAAAAATACTTTCAAGAATTATGGAATGTAAAAATGTCGACCTTAAAGTAAATTTTACTCAGGATAAAGAAATAGTCAACCTTCGATTTATTTTTTGTAAAATGGCCAGAGATTTAGAATTTCCATTTCATGAAATTGGCAAGGCGATAAATAGAAGGCATCCAGATGTTTTGCACGCCTGTCGAAAATTCAATGACTATTATCAAACCGATCCAGAATTTAGAGAACTTTACAAAGAAATAACGAAATTATGAAAAAACTAAAAAAAATTATTGGGATAATATTATTGACATTACTAATGTCTGTATTATTTATAATGACGTGCAACAACGGAATATTGTCTGCATTATTGATATGGTGCTGATCAATTGCTTTTGTGTCAATGGTTATATTCGCTTTTTATTTAATATTTGACGATACTACTAATGATTAAAAATGGATTTATGAAACGAAATTACCGCAATCAAACCATTGTCGATTTTCAAGGCAAAACCGACAAACAAATCAAAGATTCCGAAAAAATGGGATGCTTTTCCGTAATCCTGTTTGCCGTTCTCATCATTTACTTAATCGCTTCAAAAATATTTTGACTTATGACAAAATGTAAGATTTGCGGGGAAAAAGCCAACAAGGGTAATTATTGTTATCGTTGCGCTCAAAGGCGAAATAGAAAAAATAATCCAATTGTCGCAGCTTATCAAAACATAAAAGATTCGGCAAAACGCAGGGGTAAAGAATTTTCTATCTCAATCGAGTATTTTAAAGAATTTTGCCACACAACCGAATACATCAAAGGAAAAGGCATTCGAGTTAATGGGCTTCATTGCGACAGGATTAAAGAAGAGCTTGGATATATAGAGGGAAATATTCAGGTCTTGCCAAATGGTCAAAATGTACGTAAGTATTTAGATTTTGCCTTTCGTGATCAAAATGGTGCGCACTTCAGATATTTCGACGAAGCCAAAAACAATGATGAATATTGCCCATATTAACCATATAACTTCTAATCATATAATACGTAAAATTATCTAATTAGTGAACTTCCTGTTTTATAACTATGTTTTAAAACATGTTTTTATACTATGAACTTACAGAATAAGGAAAAATCTAGGAAATTTAGGAAAAATTCCTAACGAATTCCTACCATGTTTTTGAAAATTCCTGCATACTTTATTTTTAAAGTAAGTTGATAACCAAACAGTTAAAGGTGAAAAAGGGTGAATCTAGGAAAAAAGGAAAAAAAAATCCCATATTAATTAATTGAACATGATGCGCGTATAATGCGTATACCCCTATATATATACTATATACTAACTAACTAACTAACTATTAATAATATAGGGTAATACTGTTGTAGTAATTTTCAAAAACGTGGTAGTAATTTTAAGAAATGGCGTAATAATTTTGAAGTGGTTTAGGAAAATTGAAGCAGTTTTACTGAAAAGTGTTTAGGAAAAATTGAGGTCAAAAATGGTTTTTCCTAGAAATGTGTCGATTTTGGGTATTTTGAAAGGATATTGAAATTTTCCTTACATTTGCATCAATGAAGTTTACGAGCGACATATTAAAGGCAATTATTCAATTTGGTGCTGAAGGGAAATCTTTTCATCAAATTGCAAAAGAGTACGGTATGACTTCCGATGAACTTCGGGACGAATCGACAGCAAATGCAAAATTGAAAGATGCCTTAGACAGAGCAGAGTTCAACCGGGATCAATATATGATTGATGAAATCGAAAAGGACGGGATTAAAAAAGGTTCATTCGTTCAAAAAGACCTCTATCAAAAATTATTACTCAAACATAATAACAACCTAGATAATGAAATCGTAATTCGCCGGGTATGATTATCGACCAAATAGGGATATATCAGGATTTTTTTAATCGTACTAAAAACGAACCACTTATATTTATTCAGGGATCGAAGCGATCTGCTAAAACTGCACACCTATTGATTGAGTGCAATGATAATTTTGTTAGTCGGAATGGTATCAAAATTCAATGCTTTTCAGAAAGTCCAAAGCAACAAAATTTCGGGCTAATTGCAGACTATCAAAAACTATTTAGACCAGTACTTCCAAATTATAAATTCAATGCAAGCCAAAAAACATATTCGCATAAAGATAATCAACTTGCATTCATCAATATTCAGGATAATATAAAGGCGAATGACATTGCAAACTCCTTGGGGGCTTGTGATATTCGATATGTAAACGAATGTCATGGATGGAAGCGGGACCCGATCGAAAAACTAATGATCAATAACACTGGACAAATGTTTTTCGATTATAACCCCTGGCATAAATTTTGGGCTGATGATTTCATAACCGATACCAACTTTTTGAAAACAACATGGAGAGATTGCGAACGGTTTTTGAGTACAAACCAAATCAGGCTTTTCAATGAGTGGACTAACTTAGGGAAGAAATCAGAAAAAGGAAGTTACAACTATTGGCGTTGGCAGGTGATGTGCGAGGGCAATTATGCAAAGTTAACGGGTAAAATATTCAGAACTGATAATATCCATTTTTGCACTAAAGCCGGGGATGGTCTACATAACTACATGATTTTTGCAGATCCATCAAACGCAAAGGGCGGGGATTATTTCGCTTTGACATTGACAGCAATTGGCAGTGATGGTAATTGCTATTTGATTGATTCGTTTTCATGCAACCTAATTGAAAAGGTTTTGATTGCTGAGAAGATAAAACAATTGCAGAAAGACTATCCAGTCGAAAGAACCTATATTGAAACGAACGGAAGAATTGGATTAAAATTTTATAATGATTGTGTTGATTCTAGTATTCCGGTTGATGGATGGTATTCAAGGAATGATAAGTTTGAAAGGATCATGGCAAATTTTGACGTGATAACCGGAAAACTTTTGATTGTCGATACTCCGCAAAATCGGGAATTCGTTGATCAGATTTATACATTCATGTCTCCTGACGATGATGACTACGACGAAGATGAATTTTATGATGATAACATAGACTGTTTGAATAATGCGATCCTTGCATACATTCTGGTTTATGGTCAACTGAAAGTTTTATTTTGATATTGTTAAAATAGTTTCTAAATTTGACGGCATGAAGATATTTAATTTGACACCCGGTAAAAGAAATCTAAATCAGAGACAGCTTGGTCAATCAAATACTTTTGTTAGTTCTCGATGGGGTTTGGGTTTTGGGATCGACGAATTCAATTTATTTTCTCAAGTAAAAGACTATCGTACTGATTTACTAAATGGCACCAACTGGACAGCGACAGATCCGGCCCTAACAGGTCGATTAGATTACCTTCAGTTTTTCAACGTGCTTTCAAAATATTCAACAGCTATTTTTAATGATTACCTTTCAAAAGGTTTTGCGGTTTTCGCAAAAAGTGAAGATAAGCTGTATTATATTTCGCCAAACAACTACACCAAGAGCGGTTTTAAAATCACAATTAAAGGATTTCCAGAAGCTGAAGTATTTGAATTTGATGAACCAAACTTTTTTTGTGAAGCTCAAACGATTTATCAAAAGTGTGAACCATACCAACGGTTATACAATATCGCTTTGAGTTGTCAAAAAAATGGAATGTCGAAAAGCGGGTTTGTCACTTTACTTTCTCCGAAAACACCGAGCGGAGTTAATACAGCATTGCGATTAACTGATGCTGAAAAATTAGCACTTGAAAAAACAATTTCGGAAAGTCACGGAATTTCAAATGATTATCAGAATAATATAATGCTAGTCAATAATGATGTAAACGTCAACACTATCATGTATGACTTTTCAAAGTTGGGGATTTTGCAAACAAAACAATTATGTGAAGAGTTTGTCTGTTCAAAATTGGGCGTTCCTCGAATGTTGGTATCCGGCACTGAATTAACCTATGCTAATTACGAAGAGGCAAATAAAATCCTTTATGAAAACAGTTCAAAGTATCTGGAATATTTTTGCAACTTTGCAAAAAGTGAATTAGGTTTCGATATTACCTACAAAACAATAGCGGAAGCAGGAAAGGGAATAATCTAATGAAAAAAACAATTAACATATTTGGGGACATTA